CCTGAAGTTAAAAAGTTAATCGAAGACGGCGTACATGAAACTACAAAGAAATTTGAAGATCTTCCATTAGTGTTTACAGGCTGCGATACATATGCAAGTATCTATCCAGAATTTAAACATCTAGTAATGGATAAAACTATTGACGAAGTAGTTGACCATCTTCTAAGTTTAGTCCCTGGCGGAAAGTGGACACAAGACAACGGTCAAGACATACACTTGATCATGACAGGCGGTGAACCGCTGCTTGCTTGGCAACGACTGTACATTGAGTTGTTCGAGCATCCTAAAATGCAGGATCTTAAAAATGTTACGTTTGAAACAAATACTACACAATGGTTGCATGATGAGTTTAGAGAATACCTTGGAACTCGTGCAAGATTTAAGACAACGTTTAGTTGCAGTCCAAAGTTATCCGTTTCGGGAGAGTCTTGGACTGATGCTATTAAGCCTAGCGTTGCTCGCCAGTACTTTGATATCCCTGATACTGATTTATATCTTAAGTTTGTTGTGGCTGACAACGTGGATGTGGAGGAAGTCGATAGGGCAGTTGCTGAATACAAAGCAGCAGGAGTAAACTGTCCTGTTTACTTGATGCCGCTTGGCGGCCGCACAGAAGGATACAATCTTACAGTAAAAGAAGTAGCAAAGCTAGCAATGGAAAAAGGATATAGGTTTACACCTAGACTTCATATAACTTTGTTCGGTAACGCTTGGGGAACATAAGAAGGAAAATTGATGAAAGAATGGCTTAAAAAGATAACAGGAGTAGCAGACATTGAGTCTGCTGCTCGAGCAGCAGAAGAAAAGCGCATTAGAGAAGAAAAAGCTCTCGAGCTATTAGCAGAAAAAAAGTTAATGCTAGAAGAGCAAACAGAGGCAGCTAAACAAAATCATACTCTCTCACAGCTAAGTGAAAAAGAGCAAGCTACTGCAAAAGGAGAACCCTATGTTGCAGTGCTAGATACAAAAATTAATCCTGACAATATTAGAAATGGGTTTTTTGAGCTTGACTGGAATCGATTTTTTATTAATGAGCTAATTGCAAATGGCTATGGAACAGAATCAGATCCCGAAGAAGAAATTGTCGATCGTTGGTTTAGAGACATCGTCTATCAAATGCTCGAAGACGAAGGAATGGACACTTCTCGAGGAGCAGGATTTATTAATGTAAATAAACTCCCTGGAGGTAAGTCGTCTGTTTCTTAATAGCATATTGACTACACAGGAGTTTTTGTGCTATAATACTAGTCAACGTATAGGATACAGAATGACAACTTATATCTTAATTGATTTTGCAAACCTATTTTTTAGGAGTCGTCACACGGTTCGTGGCGACACTAACACTAAGCTAGGTATGGCTTTGCACATCACATTTAACAGCATCAAGAAGGCATGGACTGATTTTAAAGCAGATCATGTTGTATTTTTCCTTGAAGGGCGCAGCTGGAGAAAAGACTATTACGAACCGTACAAGAAAAATCGTGCAATTGTAAGAGCAACGATGACCGCAAAGGAAGCAGAAGAAGATAAGGTATTTTGGGAAATCTTTGATGAGTTTAAATCATTTATTGATGAAAAAACTAACTGTACAATTATTAGAAATCCTGTGCTAGAAGCAGACGATCTAATTGCAGGCTGGGTACAATTGCATCCTTCTGACAATCATATTATCATTAGCACAGATGGCGATTTTGCGCAACTAATCAGCACAAATGTAAAACAATACAATGGTGTAACAAATACAACAATTACACACGAAGGATATTTTGACGACAAAGGCAAAGTTGTTATTGATAAAAAAACTAATCAACCTAAGCCTGCTCCTAATGCACAATGGCTATTATTTGAAAAGTGCATGCGAGGAGATGTGTCTGACAACATTTTTAGTGCATATCCTGGCGTTCGTACAAAAGGAACAAAAAATAAGGTAGGACTAATAGAAGCATTTGAAGACAAAAATAACAAAGGCTTTTCTTGGAACAACCTTATGCTTCAGCGTTGGACAGATCACAACGGTGTAGAACATCGTGTTATCGACGATTATAGTAGAAATGTAACGTTGTGTGATTTAAGTGCGCAACCTGAACATATTCGCAAAGAAATTGAAGCAACTATTGCTGGTGTTAGTTCTAAAGAAATTACTCAAGTTGGAGTAAACTTAATGAAGTTTTGTGCAAAGTGGGACTTGAAACGCATTTCGGACAACATTACATTGTACGTTGAACCGTTTAACTCGAGACTAGTAAAATGACTATTGAAGCAAAAACTATATTAAAAAATAAATATTGGATCATTGAAGATGGAAACACACGTTTAGGTACGTTAAGTTACGATAATGAACGATACATTTTTACAAATAAAAACGAAATATGCTTTTTTGATAACAAAAAAGATCTCCAAAATAAATTTGGGGGATCTTTTTCTTGGAAAGAAAATGATACTGTTGTTATTGAAAAATTAGAATCATTTGATATCAACGGGTATCCAACTGGTGTTAAACCTTATAAATGCGTATATGATCTAAAGAAAAAAATATCTCTTTTTTCAAAAAGTGACAAGTCAGAAAGTTTATATTGCGCAGGTTACTTTATTCTTAAGTTTCCAAAAGGTTGGACCAAAGCATTTTGTCCAAAATTAGTCACTATCGAGCAATATGAGTATAAAGGACCGTTTAAAACTATTGTAGAAATGAAACAAGCATTATCAGTTGCAAATAAAGAAAAATGAAAAAAATAGAACCACTTAATACACTTCCAATACAATCTTTTATAAATCAAGTGAAAAGTGCAGATTCCTCAAAATCTAAAGAGGTCACACTGACAATTGATCAAGCGAAAAATCTAGCGTTTACTTTAGGAATTGTCATGTCGCGACTAGAAGGCGACATAGAAAAACTTATATCAAATATTTCGGTAAACGAAAATATTGATATTAGGGTAGACGGCGGCTCTCTAAAGATTTAGATAAATAAGTAAGCATTTAATGATAAGGATGTTTACTTATGTCAAGACCAAAACCTAATGTTTTAATAGAAAAAACAGATCGCCAAACATATAAAAGTGACCAGATATTAGAAGCAGAAGCAATTTGGGCAGTGTTTTATAAAGGTAAACCGTTTAATTTAAAATCTCAACATAGCTTAATTGCGTATCCAGGTGCCAAATACAAAAAAACTTCATTTAGCAATCCTGGGCATGCTCACAACTTAGCAGCAAAGTTAAACGAAACATTTAATTGCACTGAGTTTTCTGTGTATAAGCTAACTACCGGAGAGCAGGTATCTGAATAATGAATCAAAAATATTTTACAAAAATATTTTTAAGACAGTTAAATATGGTTCCTCCTTCTGGAAAACTTAGCATAGAGTTTGTAGAAAAACATCTTAAGCTATGGTGGAAAAATAAAAGATCAAAAAGCCACGGCGGATTACGACTAACTGACGAAGGATTGGAAATTGTTCGTCAGTTAGACATAGAAACTTATCAAATTCCTTTTCCTAAAAATTTTAAAATAACAACACAAGTATTGATACAATTAGATCAATTTATCGATTGCCCGTACTATCTTTCTGAAAAATTTATTATTGTAACCAGTGAGAGAAAAGCAGTAGAGCTTACTCTTTTCTCTGGAGATGTAAAGTTATTTGGTAACGCAAAGGCAAGTAGAAAACTTCGAGAAGAAAACAGCGAAGACGAATGAATTTATAATAACTTTTGCGAAATTACCTTTTGACATTAAGCTACACTACATGTACATTACATACATAGGCACTGTAACAACACGTAAGAAAGGAATACGTATGTCTGATCTCAATCGCACTGTAACTCCTAACCGCGCTAAAAGCAGCATTCGTCATGCTATGCAAAAGCGTCGTCCGGTTTTCCTTTGGGGCCCTCCGGGCATTGGTAAGTCGGATATTGTTCATCAAATTGGTGAACTGATTGACGCGCATGTTATTGACGTTCGTCTGTCGCTGTGGGAACCCACTGACATTAAGGGCATCCCCTACTTTAACAGCAATGACAACAAAATGGTTTGGGCTCCGCCAGTTGAACTGCCCGACGAAGCAATGGCAGCAAAACACAAAAACATCATCCTGTTCCTCGACGAGATGAACTCTGCTGCTCCT